GAACTGCAAGTTGCCTGACGGTGGTGGAATCTGATACACGTCTGTGGCAGGATTGAACTTTGAGTCCAGAATAAAAATGGCAGCTTCTCCATCCTGTAGCATTTCAAAGTCCAGTCTGTCAGGCTTCACGCCCAATCTTGGCGTTGCTGTCAAGAGGCCCAACTGTATTTCAGCTCTTGCGGCTGATGTTGCGTATTCCTGCATGGGAATCACTGACTCTGCAATGCTCATGCCGTAGAAGTTGCCGGGCAAGGGTTTGGGGCACATGTTGGCCACAGGGATAAACTCTACTTCACGTGCTGATATGATGTATGAGCCTGAATAGATTAGTTCTACCAGTTCCAATTCGCCATCGCCATCTATGTCGTAGCGGTTCCATACTGTGACAATTGATATCTGTCTTGAGTCTGGGTCAGCACTTGATGCTGAACTCACAGGGATACCCATAACAGGCACAGAGTCACGTGCGTGGATGGCCAGGTTGTTCAAGACAGATCCTGCTTGGTATGCACCGTTCATGTTGTATTCAGCGTGTGTTCTAAATTCTTCCAGATTGATACTGGGATATAATTCCAAGGCCTCTTGTATGCTCATGGGGTCATAATAACCACAGAAAGGTTGTTCACGCATTTCAGCCACAGTGGGATCACAGATCCAGTAGTGCTGTGCAATAGGGTGAAACTTGATGTTGATGTTGTAGCCTGTGAGTTTGTACTTGGCAGTGTATATGGTGTTGCGATTGATGGCGTCTGTCAAGACTGATTGTTCAGCTTCCAGCACAGCAGCAGGCTGATCCATGGGCTCGTCTGTGTCTTCAGGGTCCAGGGGCAAGTTTTTGACCATGAGATCCAGTTGTGCTTCGTCAATTGCTGATCTTGCTTCGCCTAGATTCTGTTGTATCTCTGCCAGGGCTGACTGTAGATCCACACTGGTTCTACGCTTTGACTGACGCATGGCAGTTAGGCCAGAATCAGCTGCTTGTTGTTCAAAAGCCAGCAACTGATCAGCGGTGCCTTCTGTAGTGACATAGCGCACAATCTGTTCACGAATGGGCTTGATCATCATCATGCCGTTTTTGTGCATGGCAGCATCCATTACCCAGCGTTCCATGATAAAGTGCGGGTCATTCATTTGGTTCACAACCTTGCTCACCATGTCTGTGGCTTGTCTAGCAGCTACTTCATCTTCTTCAGAATCAGCCACAAACTCAAAGTTGATCTCGCCGTGTGGCACAAGCCCTTTGGTGATCACAGCAGTGGCATAATCCACAGCAGGTTTCACAGTGGGGTGAATATAATCTATGCCGTTTACAGGCGCTGTGCTGTCCGTCACAGCCAGAACCAAGTAGTGGTAATCACTAGCACGGTTCACAGCGTTCTTGGTTCCTAGATAGCGTAGATAACTTGCCATCTTCACGTCCATTTGATTCTTCATGCGAACAAAGATAGCGTTTTGCTTTCGGTTCTGATTGATCTTTTCAATGGGTATATTTTTTATGTCCAACATCGGGGTTTCCTCGGGATACAGTATTTAGTGGCATCATAAAAAGCCAGGCTAATGCTGCATTATTCTGGTGAGTATGATCGTTTCCAGGCAGGCCGGGTGGAGTCGTCTCTACGTACATAACGATCACGCTGTGCTGCCATGCGCTGTTGTGGTGTTCGGTTGTCCCAGGGTTCAGCAAGACCGTTTAGACAGCCCAGTATGGCATAACGAGCACTGTCAATGCAGTCATCAGGATCACTGAAGCGGCCTTGTTGATCCACATAGTAGTTTTGTGCTTCACGCAGGAAATCCACACAGTTCTCGTTGATCATTAGACTACCAACTTCCAGCATTTGTCGCATTTGGTTGATGCCGTAGCTTTTGTGATTGGTCACTCTGCCTTCCGAGTCAGGTGGATTCATAATGGCCTTGGCATGCACATTGAGTTCATAAGATTCAAACAGTTCTCTTATGCTGGATGCACTCATGGTGTATCTGCCAGCAGTACTTGCGTCAGCAGGTAGCACAATAGGAGTGCCAAACACTTCAGGACGAAGTAAGTGATTGATATACTGTGTGGGCACAGCTTCTTCAATGCCTTGAACCAAGATCTGTTTGTGTAGGTATGCTGTTCGTTCATAAGGATCCCAATACATGAGACTGATCACAGTCTTGTCGTTGACCAAGCCCAAGTCAAGTGCAATAATTCTATGTATGTTGGGCAGGCTTCTAAAGTCAATTTCACTAGGCTTGTAGGTGGGCCAATCGCGGATCTGGAACACAGCACCTTTACCTTGAATGGGCTTGCCCTGCATACGTGCTTCACGCTCATGTGGCAGGTAGTCGCGTTCCAGTTGGCGTCGTGTTTCCATCAGCAAAAATGGTTCGCCCCAGGGATCATATTCAGGCACATCATCCCAGGCCACTCTAACATAATCGTAGCCCTCTTCTTTGTTCCAGAACTTTGACACCAGGCCGTTAAGACCCTTGAGTGGTGTAAAGCTGCACAGCACCATGCCTTGTGTGGTGGCAGTACGTGTTACTATTTCAGAGAAAAAGTCATCTGGAGGCTGCTCATCAAACACCGCAAGGTTAAGTTTGAATCCTTGCAGCTGACGCACCTCTTGTGTGTAGTTGGCAAACAACAAATAGCTCTTGCCACCTGTTGCATGTTTAATCTCTACACCAATACAGTTGGCACCATCACCTCGCATGGTGTCAATTATGATGGCGTCTCGGGGTATGGCTCCTGTGCCTAGTTGATCACGCAGTTTGACATCTGGTGTGCCCAGCAGCTCTTGTTGTAGCACCAGCGCAACTTGACTCCATCCTTCGCCAGCCACCATTACAGTAATGGGCTTGTCAAAACGGTGTCCTGTCCACCAGTCGGGATATGCTCCTGTAAGGTGATAGGCAGTTTCATAACATGTTGATACTGTCTTACCAATCCTGTTGGCAGCCAAGATGCCTCTACGATCTGTAGTGGTGTTGAAGAATGCTCGCTGATGTTCAAATGGTCTAAAGTATTTCAAACCATTGTAGCGCATGTCATCAGCTACAGCAATGGTCAAGTCCTGTAGCTTTTGTTGTGCATCTGTTGTGAGTGTGTGCCAGGCTTGGGAGGGGATGCTGTGCTGATCCATGACCCAGCGCAGGGCTCTACGCATGAGCACAATGGGATCAAGCATTATTCAACCGCAGGCAAGCGCCAGTCTTGACGCACTTGGTTAAGGCTTTTGAGAGCCAGACTCAAGTTCAGGATGTCTTCTGTTGTGGCCAACCAGGTGGTGGTGTCAGTGAGCACTGTGTCAGCATCTTTGGTCAAGCATGCCTGCAAGCGTTCACTCACCAATCTCATGTGATGTTCTATCTGATTGGGAAAGCGTTGGGTAAACGCTTCACGGTTCACAGCATTGACCTTTTGCAGGATCTTGGTATCATCCACACGCCGTGCTTCTACGGCTGCATGTATCTGACCATCTCTTATGGCAGGATGTGTGTCGGCCATTATGCGTCCAGTTCCCAAGGATTGATAGCTGCCTTGTGATTGAGTGATATAAAGTCTCTGTCCACGTACTTGACCCACTGATTTGTGGTGTTGTATCGGAATGTCTGCATCATGGCCTTGAGTCTGCGACCAATGGGTGTAAAGCTGCCATCAGGACGCTGCACAATCTGTTCGCCTGTTCTGGGGTCTACCCAGCGAATGATCTCGGGACGAACCTTGCCCCACTTGTCAATCTTTTCGCCATGTGCTCTGGGTTCAATAGGACCAATCACTTCATAGGTGATCATACCATTCTTATACTTCTTGAATGTGCAGTGCATCTTGCGACCTTGAGAGTGATACTCCGCATCCGAGTGTGGCACAAATGCAGTGAAGAATTCATTCTGTAGATCTTCACGGCCAGGAATGGCAGGGTCTCTGGGTGGCAGGGTCTTGAGTGGATCTTCAGGCACCATATCTGTTTTGTCTAGATAAGGATTGTCTCGGCCAATGAACTTCTCTTCAACATTGATGCCGTTGAGTGTGTCCATGGCCACTTGATACTTCAGCTTGTTGGCACGACCTTTTAGGTTCAGCACAATGCCTGTTTCATCATACACAAAACGTTCAAGGTCTCGAGCTGTGGGAAAGTCTGTCATGAGACCTTCTAGATCAAAGTCTCGTTCAGGTGCAGACGGTGCTGCTGGCTTTTTTAGTTTAGGGGGTTTTGCATCAGGCTCAACTGGGGCTGCAGGTTCTACAGCGTCATCCCAGATGTTTTCTGCGGGTGCGGGGGTTGGTCGTTTGTTCATGTCTTTTCCTTGTCAAAACAAATCTTGAACTAGAACACACCCTGTGTGCTCTAGTAGGGGTTGATCAGTAGCCTGAACTAGCGCCTAGTGCACCTCGACGGGCAGCACCTGATTTCTGTTGCTTGGCAGCGTTGCCTTTTGTGGGGCCACGACCAACATTCACAGTGGCCTTGACGGGCTCCACTGCTGGATCTCTAACACCACGCATGAGTTCACCGCGACGGGCCACAGCGTCTGTGACCATGTCAGCCAGTGCTGATTTCTCTGATCCTGTCTTGCTTTTCTCGCTCATGGCGTCTGCACGTTTGGATCCTGTGTTGTGGTTGCCTGTTGTGGGACCACGTGACTGGTTGATCTCTTTGGCCTGCATATTTTTAGTTGATAATCTCATTGGTGTTTCCTTATGCTACAGTGTAGCCTGATACTTGACTCACAGTGGCAGCGGCTGCTTGAATCTGTGCTGGCAGTCTAAATGGTGCACCATCCAGTGTGCTCACTCTTAAAGCCACATTCACAGCATTGGCTGTGGGGTTTAGAAAGGTAGTGCTTAATGGTATGCCTGCGGGTGCAGTTGGTCCAACAGCGGCATTGGTGTCCGTGTTGACCCAACCGTATGTGGCCGGCACACTTGTGACTTCAACATAGCCATTCAACTGATAAGCAATGTTGGCAACGTTGGCCAGGCCAAACACACCTGTTGTGACATTGGCAGTGATGGCAGTGCCCACATTGGCAGTGATGGCACTGAACACCACCTGTTGTGGTGATGTCACTGTGTCAAATTGCACAGCGCCTGTCACAGGAGGAAACACAGTGCCTGACGCCACAAAGCTCATGCCTGTTGTGCTTCCAGCCACAGTGATTACATTGGCTCCTGTAGGGGTAGTACTCAACACAAAGTTGCTGGACTGATTGGTTCCCACAATGTAGTAGGTGGTGGGATCAGTGTAGCCAGTGATTGAGCCTGTGCCACCTTGAGTGCCAGATACTGTCACAGTGTCACCCACACGGTATGAACGGAAACTGTTGGTAGTGAATCCACCGGCTGTGTTGGCTATCACAACGTTGCCTGGATTGATGCCTGGTGTGGTGGGTGTTGTGGTAATGGTGTAGAGATTCTGACTGCCTGTGTTGACCACAGTTTCTAGTGCGGCGGTTATTTGAGTTGGCATTATAGCACTCCTGGAGTAATAAACACATTGCCTGTGGCTGAATCACCTGCCACTGACACATAAAGGTTGCCTTGAATGTATGCCACACCAGGCACGCGAATCATTGCTGTGCTGGAGGGTCCAATCACAACGCCAAGACCATTGGCACCAGAAGTGGGAATGGAAGCATTGGTGTCTAATACATCAAAACTGGTGTTGACCACAACCACATTGGCAGTGTCCACATTCACACAATACAACACATTGGGCAAGCCTGCTGATCCTGGTTCAATGGTGATGCTGGTGTCTGTTGAATCATCTGTGTATGGGGCAATGATACTACGACCAATGGGGGAAAAAGGCACGCTCATGGTCAGTCCTTAATATTGGCTCTTGGGGCCGTAGTTGATGCCACCAGTTGAAGCCGGAGCCACAGGACGAGTGCCTTTGGTCACAGCACCATAACCTGGACCACCTGTTTGTTTGGCACGGATTGAATCAGGATTGCTAGGCTTCTTCACTGCCATCATGGAGGCTGGACGAACCTGACTGCCACGGTTGATTGAATCACGCACACTACCTTGAGCTGGCAGCTTTGGTGTGCCACTCACTGGAGGACACACATAAGGGTCTCGAGTTACTGAAGCGGAGGCTCCTGGACGACTGGCATCTTCACAACCCTGATTGCCCACAGTGGGTCCACGGCCTTTGTTGACCAAGCGGCCATCGTTCATGTAGCCTGTGAATCGATTCACGTGCAAGCCACCACGCACCTTGCCTGTAGATTCCATGCCTGCGCCATCAAAGCCCAGTCCGGTATCCATTTGTGTTTTTGAGTTGGGTCTCATCATTTTGTTTTTCCTTTTGATTTGGGTTTCTTTGCTGTCATTGCGCTCTTGCGAAAGGCTTCTGCTGTGGGAGAACCTTTGGTGCCTGCTTTTCGCATACGCTCTCCTGACCCTGACTCAATGCGATCACGCTTGGCCTGGATGTTGGCATACAATCCTGCTGGTTTCTTTTTCATATCAACACTTCCATCTTGCTCTAGCGGCCCGACCGCGCTCGCCAGTCCAACCTTTTGATCTAGCACAGAAACTGTCATGGCGTGCGCCTGTTGGCGTAGGTGCCTTAAGATTCGAGCCTGTCTCACGATTATACTTCTCACGACCCTTGGCTGTCAAACCTGCGCCTTTTGATACGGGCAGTTTCTCACCACGCTTGACTGATAGTTTGACATTCTTCTTTGGCATAGTGTTATTTAGTTGTGGCAGCAATTTCAGTTATCTTGGCCAAGGCGGCTGTGAACGCTGCTGACTTGGCATCAACTTCATCTTGTGGATTACTCACTTCAATTGAGTTCATGGTGGCCATTACCTTGTTCAAGATTAGATTATGGTACTTGGCAGTGAGTCCCGAATCATTGCCTCTACGAGCAGCCAGGAAGTCTTGAGTCAGTAGGTCAGTGTAGCTTTGACCGCCTTGCAGTTCAATTGAGTCCAGCAAGGAACTGATGGTGACCTTGGCCACTGAACCTTTTGGGCGTCCGGCATTAACTCTAACGCCTCCACGGCTTGACACCTTGGGCCGTCCCGTTTTGGCGTTGACTTTTTTTTGATTTGATTCCGTGCTCATATTGATTACTTATGCGACTGCGCAAACACAATGGGTTTAGGCATGGGTTTTGTTAATTTTGCGTCCGCATACAGTTTGAGTTGCAGCATGAACCATTGCTGACATTCCTTTTCCTTTATGCCCGAACGTTCCGCGATGAGTGCCAGTCTTGCCATTTCAGCCTGCACTTCGATAGGATGTGCAAGTTCATGTGCAGCCGCCAACCAGGTGCCAAATTCTGCGTCTGCAATCATCCACACATCATCGCCTGCTCTAAACATCACAGGCTTTGACTTTTCTGGTGTGGCAATCAGCCTACCGCCCCAGCGTTTGATTTCTGCTATTTCTTTAGCACGTAGTCGAGCTTGACCCATTCTGGTTCCTCATTATATACATATTTAATCCAAATAAATACAGCCATGCCAGTACAAATCATCAGTCAAGTGTATCGTCGTCGCTATGGCGTGTGGGTGATGAGCAAGACTCCCGGTATCCGTTGTGTAAATCAGCAACAACAACAGGAGTTTGCTGAATTATGTCAGCGCCTTGGCCGCCCAGCTCCGATCCAACACCACATCACTGGGCCCTTGACCTTGCCCTGTCCGTAGTCCTGCCTTGCGCTGTGCATTTTGACGTCTTGTGATGATTATAACATTCTCCGTGCTCCAAGGTCTACTGCAATCTAGCCGAGTTATACACAGCTCCTGACTGCTGCGTCCACGTCTGTGCCACATGCCTGCCCAGTGTGCTTGCCATTCATCAAATGTTAAACACCAGCCTTCTTTGCGATAGTTGGCCTGGTTCCTGCACTGTAGCCATGCACAGTAGCTGTCATGTGCTAGAGGATCAGGACCGCTTTTCCATACATGGGGTCGTAGGCCTGTGCCTTTGCCAATTCTATTGTTAACGGGTTTTTCAATTGTTGTCATTTCTATTTCCTTTGTTCAATTCAGTGCGACTACTAACAGCCGCTAGGTTCAGTGCGGCTATATGTATATAATATATAATAATATACTTTTTTTATTACTGTATATAGTATTAGTAGTCGCATTCGCTTCTTACGGCACCGCTTGACGCAGAAACCACCAGAAACTACGGTTTAAAAATGCGACTATGGTTAGTCGCGTTTGGGTCCTCCTGTGCGATTCACAGTGCTGGCGTACTGATATGGCTGGTCTGGCAACACAATGGTCACACAGTATCGCTTTTGTCTATCAGCATCAAAACCTGCTGCTCGCAACCAACGTGCTGCTGTGTTGGCTTCTTTGCGTCCCACAGGATACACACTGCACTTCTTCAAGATCTCTGTTGCGTTCAACCACTCACCCAGATTGTTCTTTTTTGCCAAGGGATTCAAGCTGATTCTTGATTCCAAGGTCTGTTCCACAGGATCAATGGCTCTGTGTACACCCTGCAAGCGTTGCATCTGCTGTCGCTCGTCTGGACTCATGAACCAACCAAACTCGTTGTTGCGCAGCCTGTCTGCTCCTGTGCCAATTTTACTGGCCACATCACGATATTGATCACGCATCTGTGCCCAGAACTGTGCGGGATCAATCTGACCCAGATCAAATCCCTGCACACGCAACACCCAGAAGCGTCGATTCTCTGTGTCCTGCAAAAACTCCTGCTCATTCACAGTGGCATAGAACACAGTGCGTCTGGGATACTTGTTGCTGGTGCGTTCATAGGGCGGGCGGATCACATCAACCTTTTCTGTGATAAACGCTTTCAAGGCTTCAATGTCGCTGCGCCTGAACGTAGCGTCAATTTCACCCAGTTCTGTTATCCAGTAGCCCAGTGCTTTCATCTGTGTGTCCTTGTTCTTGGTGTCAATGATCACAGCATCCTTGTTCCAGATGTTGTGATACTTGGCAGGGATCAGTTCTTCAACCCAGATTGTTTTGCCTGTGCCTTGTGGACTTTGCAGTGTGAGCACACCCTCACAGGAGAAGTTGGGATGATACAGTGCTGCCACCAGGCTCAAGGCCCATTTGCGCATAATTGTATGCTTCATGGGATTATCTGTTGCTAACTCCACCGAATCATAGTAGTTCTGTAGCCTGTCATGACCGTCCCAGGTCAAGGTATCAATCCAATCACGCACCGGGTGATAGCTGTGTTCATTGGCAATCTTGGCCATGTGTTCAAATATATCACTAGGGTTTAGATCATGTTTACGAGCCAAGCTCTTGATGTGTGCCAGTTTGGCATTCATTGCTGTGTCTATGGAGAAGTGTTCGGTGGGAATGTCAATGTCCATTTCCTTGGTCATCTCGTTGTGCCTGATTCGAATGCTGTAGTGTTTCAACAAGGCATCTGTGTTGTCACGTGTGGGACGCCCCGCACCTCTAGGTGTCAAGTCCGGCAACACCAACTGCAGGCTTTGTTTAGCAGTTTGTATCTGCGCCTGCAACAGATCCAACTGCTCTGGTGACAGGTCATCTATTTGTATCTTGCTCATGTATTTTCTTTCTTTGTTTAATCATTTGTTCCAGCTGTTCCAGTTCAGCCAGTTCCGTTTCATACGCTGTGAGTGCATCTGTGTGTGTGATTTTCAAACAGTCCGCACCGTGTCTTTGCTTTAAAAACCAAATCACAGTGCCCATAGTGATCTTGCCGTTGGCTCGGCCAGCTGCCCATACTTCACGTGCCATTTCGGGAGTTTTCTTGCTCATCATGCCTGTAGTAACATACTGCCAATCTGATACTGTGTAGCCCCCGGCTTTGAGTCCCCAGCCAATGTCGCGCCACTTGGCATATTCACCCACGTAGGTTGATTTCAGCAGGTCCAAGATGCGTGTGCGTTGTGTGGGGTTGAGTTCACGTGGCGGTGCTTGGTTATGGCGTGCCATTTCTGTTGCTTCCCACACATTGTACTGCTCAATCAACTGGGCAACTGCCGCATCGCTCAACACATTGGGTCGGCATTCCCGCAGTTGGCAGTTGGGTGTGCCATAAAAGATTCGGGTAGCATCTTTACAAGCAGCATCTGCTTGTGTATAATGTCGCATGAGCATCTTGTTCAGTTTCACAACATCAGTGGCTGTGGCAAGTGGTGTGGCCAAACGGAACATTATGCGGAACCTGTGTGCTGAATCAGTGTGGCTGGGTGTGGCATAAAAGCCTGCCGCATACTGATTGTATAGCGCATCTTCAAACAGTTCCGGGATAGTCATGCCAGAATCAATATCTACCATGATCAAGTCCCGGCTCACAAACGTGGCTTCCTTGCGATTGTCGCTGCTCAATTCTGCTGATGTAGCCAGGCCTTCCGTGGTGATCAGTTCAAACACATCTGGCCAGTCTGCTTCGATGTTCTCCCAGCCCCAGCCTAGATTAACTCTTTGGCCGTTGTATTCATAATAGGGCCGACCAGTAGAGTCCTGCAGTTTTTGGGGCTTGCCCCGTAGTACTGTGTGGAAACTAAACTTCATTCTCCTTCACCTTCTGCCTCTATGGCCGCAGCCGCAGTCATGGCAGCTTGTTGTCTTGCCCGTATTTGGCGCAAGATATCACGTGCTTGTGTGTGATCTGGATCGTTAATGTTGGGTTCCACACGCACCTGTGGTGGTTGTGCTTTCCAAGGGTCCTTGAGCACATCCATGCAGCCTTGTTGTGACTCTGCCCAGACCTGGTGATTGTGTATCACTGTGTTGAACTGTTCGTAAAACAGTTTTTGTTCTTCGTATTGTGTCATTACATTTTCCTTTTCAATATGTGTTATTATATAACAAATGTATTTATCTCGCAAGCACAAAAGGCAATGTTTTACCAGGTAATTTTGCCTGAATGCATAAATATTTTTGTCAGTGTCAGGGACACCCGAAAGGGTGTTAAACGCAGAGAGAGACTGGCTCTCCCTCGTGAATGGTTATGCTATTCTAGAGTTCTTTTAAATTGCCACGCCATGGTAATTCCTGTCACACCAGTCCCCTGGCACTGATCTTTTATGGATGGCAATGACTTATATTATGGACTGCATGGATTGGCCGCAATGGCTAGATCTCAATATCCCTGACTCGGCCTACACTGCTGGAAGTGATTTTCACGACCCAGACCTTATCTTGATCCGCATAACTGATCCTGCGTACAGCACCCTAATCTTTAACAATGTTCCTGACTTCCTGGATGTGCTATGGATGCACTAGCATACACCTGGCGACCAGCTGATGGTCGTGATGTTGCTGCCATTGTGGCTATGGCTGAACATGACTTCCAGACTGAAATAGACACCATATTTGAACCAGATCCTGTGGCCTACAGCAGAAATATAACTCTAGCAGTGATCAACCAATTTTACCTGCCCATGACCGAACTTGTGAGTGTTGCTGTGACCCCTACTGGGCAACTGCTGGCCTACACCTGGGCCAAGCGAAATGAACGTGCGCCTTGGAGTGACAACGAAATGGTAGTGGTTCGCATGGCACACCTAGCCTTAAGTCTACCTGCACGAACCAAAGTCAAGTTAGTCAACGACATGATTGATCTTTGGGAAGCATTTGCTGCTTTTGCGGCGGTGCCTATCATATGTTCAACCACCATGCGTGGTGATCAAACTGGCTTCTTGCGCATACATGCTCGCCGTGGTTACGACGTGCGTGGCAGCTACGCCTACAAGCGATTGGGATAGGTTCGGCTCAACCATGCCAGGTCAGTGCGTTTGGGGTGTGATTGATACCAACCCTCGCCACCATGTATGTCCTGCACCATTTCAAAGTATTCTTCATAGGCAGGTGCTACTCTTGACAATGTAAAGTTCTCACCCCAGGTTCTACACGCCTGCGGATCTATGCGATCAATGTTTTGCGCAGCCCACATGTAGTGATCAAATGTTCTACATCTGTAGCCTGTGATGCCATGTAGATTGTTTTCGGCAAATGCACCCCAGTCGCTGGTGATAGTGGGTGTGCCTGATAACAACAGCTCCACTTGCACTCCACCAAAAGGTTCCACATACTGACTGGGCACAAAGGCTGCTCTAGCATTGGCCATTAGTGCTCGGCGTGTGGCAGTGTCTGCGTAGCCCACAAACTCCACATTGGCAGGGAACGAGAGATTGTCTGGATTCTGTCCCGCTATAATGAATCTTTGCTTGGGCAATCGTTCAGCAATTTGGGTAACAATATGCACACCCTTGCCTGAATACACTCTGCCCAAGAACAAGAAGTAATTGCCTTTGTCTTTTTTAAACTCAAAGTCTGCTGGATCAAAAAAGTTGGGGATCACACACTCATAATTGTTTTGGTCACAGTTGCCCACTCTTGACAGTCCGCAGTAGGCATGATAGATCGCATATGATTCAAATATCTTGTATCGGGCCCAGTGACCACCTGCGTAGCCAATTCCAGGTTCTACCACAATCATGTCTGAATGGAAGTCACACACAGCTCGATTGCCCGAGCCCCACCAAGGCAGCAGAAAGTCACCGGGCTGTTTGCGTTTTTGGACGGCAGCCACAGCATTGGCATCATATGTTTTATACACAAGATCGTTTTGGTCAAACTTAAAGAATTTGGATCTGTAGTCGTGTGTGCCGTACACTGATTCATATGTGGCCGTGTCCACCACAACAACATCCTCTGTTGAAGCAGTGGCCATGCCCTCTACTGAATAGGTGATGACTTCGTGACCTCTTTCGGTCATCATACGTGCAAATTTAAGGGCTTTTTGGGTGTAGGCGCAACCCACATAGTCTAGGTTACAGATGGCGTGCTGTGGCACAAGTGAATGGAATCGCATTTCATGTCTTTCTCAATGTTTTAGTTATACTGCCCTAGTATACTGATGTTAGATCTGCAAAAAAGCAGGCCGGGGGCGTTGTAAGTTGTTGATTTTATTGAAGTTTTTTAGGCGTTTTTCAAGGTTTAGTCCAGGGTGCTGCTTAACATCCAGATTGATTTGGCAATGTCCAGGATCTGATCCTGTGCATAGTTGCTTATTTCCGCATGACCTTCCGAATCAGCCACTGCCATGAGTTCTTCATAGCAGCCTTTGAGTTGTTCCAAGTCTGTTCTAACCAGTTCAAGTAATTCATCTGCGTCTCCTTCTATGGGTTCATCTGTTATTTCACTGCCTGCCATGATGTCTGTCAAGCAGTGTGGCATAAACACTTCAAGAGTACGCAGTAATTCTGCTATGACATCTACTTGTGCTTGGCGTCGTTCATACACGCCTTGTAGCAGTTTGTGATCGGATCTAAAGGTGCGACCCATGATGTTCACATGTGCCACGTGTGAGCGATAGTATGTGACAAAGTTGTCGCAAAAGACTTGGGTTAGTTGTTGTTGTGTTGTCATAGTATTACTTACTCTTTAATTTTTCTTATGATGTCAATCACATCAGGCGCAGACACTTTTGGCAATTTATCCCATCCTCTTGATGTTGGCGTGTAAGTTGGTGTTGCTGGGTTAGTATGATCTACAATGCGTTCAAGTGTGCCGCCAATGAATGTATAATCGTAACCACTAGGATGTTCCCATATAATTTTATTTGGGCCGCCATCAGCGTAAGTCATGTCATCAATAGATTCATTAAATCTATCATTGCCTGTCTTTTTTCTTTCATAAGCACGATTTAAATTTCCATTAGGAAGTTTTCTCACAATGTAATTTTCTGTGCCAGTGCCGCCAACAATGTTGACCTTTTGTTCGGGTAACAACAGATCTTTAAAACCTTCAAACATTTCTATCTTGTCCAAGGCTTGTGTGTGTGGCAACGGATTATCATATGTGCCGCCATTAAATCTAGCATCGCCAGTTTTCAAAGTGCCAGTGCCTTCTTCCGGAATCATGTTAATTACACCAGGTGGTGCTTTTTTACTTGATGATTTCTTTGTTGGTTCTGTATAATATTCGCCAAACAACTCCACCATGCGTTGGTGATCTAATGCTGTTTGTCCTGGTACTCGGTCTAAAGGCTTTAAACTATTACCAACCAATATATTTTGTTCAACAATAGGTCTTAAATCTTCTCTGCCTGCTAGTAATCTATCACGCAAAATTTTAACATTATCTGGCATTAAATCAACACCATAAGTTGTTTCTAACGCTTGTTTATGTGTGCTGCCATTTTGCACCTTACGCAAAACAACTTCACTCAAAAATTGACCATCTCCAGCAGCAGGATCTAGATAAGTTTTTGTTGGATCTTTAAACACTAATTGATTGTTTTTTTCCATTGTAGTTAATATTTCGTCAACTAATGCTGTAGGAGTAAACACTTCACCTGTTGATTTAGTTCTGGTTTTTGCTCTTTCTACGCCGGCCATGTAAGGTCGATTTCTCATGTGGTCCACAAGAGCATTAAATGCAGATTCTGATTCACCTGTAATTCCTGGCTTGTAAGGAGTTTGCACTTTTTGCATCATTTCATCTTGCTTTAGCCTATATGCGTCTGCTTTGGCCTGTTGTGCTTTTGTCATAGTTGATTGTACAACAGGTGCTGGTGTTTCCACAACTGATTTGGCAGCATTCTCTGCACGAGTCTGCGCAGACTTTTCTGCTGGTGTCTTGGCATTGTATGCTTCCACGGCTGCAATCTGTTCTGGAGTTTGTGGTGTGAGGTTGCTACGCAATCGATCCAGCGTTGTTTGGGGTGCTAGAGTTGCAATTGCTGGGGGTATATCTGTGGGTGCAACAGGTGCCACTGTGGGTGTGTCTGCCGTAGGCGGTGTGTATTTTGCACCGCTTGCTTGAGCCCGTTGTTGTAGCTGTGCTAATAGCTCTTGCCCTCGAGGTGTAGCAGCCAGACTTTGTGAAGGTGATCCTGCTGGTGTAATTCTTGCTGCTGCTGCGGCTTGCATCTGTTCAGCACGTGTTTGGCTTGCTGGTTGATAGCGGCGAGCTGCTGCCAAATATTCAGCATTCACAGGATTGGTCATGCCAGTAGTTTGACTCATTTGTTGCTGTACTCTGCTTAAAGCTGCTTGTTTTGCTGCTTCAGCAGGTGTCACTGGAGGAATTTGACCAGGAGCAATAGGACCATTGCCAGCACCAGGAGGTGGGGGTGGCCTACCGTATCCGCCAGGAGGAGCTGTAAATCCACCCCCACCAGGAGGAGGCGTGAATGCCTGTTGTTGAGCAGCCTGTTGTTGAGCAGCAGTCATGCGATTTTGAAATCCTGGAACAAAACCAGTCTTGTTGCCTAGATATCTAGCACCTAATTCACCTATACCTTGACCTAATGTTTTGAATGGTATGCCCGTAAGTGCTGTAAGACCCACTTCGCCCATGGCCTGTAAGGGATTGGTTCTAACACCACGTCCCACACGCTCGCCAAATGCCTGCATGCCTTGACCCTGTAGTGGCACCAGTGTTTCGCCTGTGAGTGTTTTGGGACTGATGGCCTGTGCCACACGTCCCATACGATTGCCAACCAATTCACTTGTGGGTCTTGCTTGACTTTGCAATTGTGATATGCTTTGCGGCGGAACTCCGGGTATTTCACCCATGAATCGTTGTGCTGCTGCTGGCGGAATGTATGTGTCTTGCAGTGCTGCCATGGCTGATGTTGCTGGATTGTATTGTTTGTTTACAAGTCCTTCCACAGCGCCTCGAGCAAACTGAACTGGTGCTTTGATAGGTGCTTTTAATGCTCCAGTAATATAAGGTTCTGCGTCATATATTTTTTTTGCTACACTTTGACCTGCACGATTGATATATGGTTGTGCTCGTGCACCTGCCAACAACATGCCACTGCCCAGCATGTTTTCCACATCAGATCCAGGCAATCCTGTTGCTGTGCTGATTGGTCGCGCTACTGCTTGCACACCTTCGCCAACCGCAGTCATTGCTCTACGACTTGCTTCACCGCGATAAGCAGGATCTTGTGTGATGCCAAATGCCGTGCCAATTACATCTTTTGGTGATGTTGTTTCTGCTGTGGCTTGTTCAGGTGTGCGACCAAACGCACGTGCCAAGGGATATGCTGCATAATCCAAAGCACCTGTTACCATGTTCAAGCCTGTGTCAGCCATGCTGGCTGTGGCCTTGCCAAAGTCTTTCACATAGTCTGTAGTGGTTTTTTGTCGTGGACGATACAGTGATTGAGCTTGTGCAATTACATCATCAGGATTGGCCCCATCGGGTCCTTCAATTGTGATGATTTCACCGTTGGGTCCTTGTACCTTGTATATTGCCATTATTTAGGTCCTGGTTCTACACTGATAATTCTAAATTGACTTGCAGTGGGCGCAGCAGGCGCTACACCAGCACCACCGCCTGCGCCTACTTGAGCTCCTGCATAGCCCAGTCTGCGTTTTAGATCATCACTGCGACTCTGTATCCAGTCTCGCACAAACGCAGGATCACTTGATCCATCAGGCTTGTATTTGGTCCAGAATTCCAAGTCCACAGTGCTTGGATTTGATCCCAGAGCTTTTAGGCCATCAGCTGCCAGTTTGTTCACAGTGTCCAGAATGATCTTGGTGTTTTTAGCATCAGTAGTTTCAAATTGTGCACCAATTGCTTGAGCAACACGCCCACGACCCACAAAACCACTCAAAGCACTGCCAACGTTGTGTTCGCCTGAATCCAGCAGGCCAGTGATTTTGTTGATGTCTTTTAACATGTTCTGTGTGTCAGCACTGGCAGCAACTTGTTTGGCTGCTTCTGTTACAATTTCTTTTTGTCCTTGTGCTTGTCTTTGTTGTTGTGCCAGCGGAACAGTTACATTGCTGCCAGCTTGTGTAGTTGTGCCAGCTTGTGTAGTTGTGCCAGCAGCGCCGCCTCCTGCAGGTTGTGCTAGATCAAATCCATATGCCTGCCGGAATTCAGCACGATCACCTGTGGACTTGAATGGTCCATTTAGAGACACATAGTCTTTTTCAGCATCCAACACATTGGTGCCGTGTTTCTTTTTAAGTTCAGTAATGAGTCCAATATCTGCTCGAGCTTGTGCAGTGCTAATGCTTTGTAGAGTAAGACTCTTGGGATCGCCTTTGAACGACGCACCACCTTGAATGTTTACCAATGCAGTCTTGCCTGACGCATCAAATCCTGACCGATAACGATTACCTGTTGCAGGATCAACATAAACTTCAGCACTTAAACTTGTGCCTTTGCCCAGAGTACCACCACCTTGTGCTGCTGCAATCAGTTCGGATGCTGACAACTTCTTGCCAGTAGCAGCATTGTAGCCTTCTATGGGTGTGCCATTGGCAGCTATTTTAATCATAACAGGTTCACCATTCAGCTGTGATATGGTTTCTTTGCCAATGCCCAGTTTAGCAATTTCGGCCTGTGCTGAATTTTCCATGCCCAGGATGCCAAACAACACTGCTTTTAAATAATCGCCACCTGTGGTTTTCTTGCGCAAAGCAGCAGCAATTTCGCTTTCGCTCATGTTGGGAATCTGTTCTTTTTTAGCAGCCATTTCACGTTGTTGTGTGATTAGTTCGGCTGTGCGTGTTCGCGCACGATCTTTCATCCAACCAGGCACATTAGGATCATCAGAATAGCCCATTTTCATCAGCTCTTGCGGATTGTCCTGAATCTGTTGATAGCGTGTGATTGCCTGTGTGGTTGAATCCTGTGGTGCAGGCATTTGTCCTACAGGTGTCAAGCCTGGTATGCGAATGCCTTGATTGCCCGTCTGTGTGCCCATTACATATGAACTGGGTGCCCGTGGTGACTCCATGCCACCAAATTCATCAGTTTGACCTTGGAATGCGCTTGGAGGAGTAGGTGCTACAGGAGCAGCAGGTAATGTGCCAGCTTGCGCACTAGGGATCATGTTGCCAACTGCTTGACCAATCTTTTGCAAATAGCCTTGTGTTTCACGTGGCAGTTGTTGCGTGTTCATTTGACCCTGATTGGCCTGCATGTTTTGTTGCACACGGCCTGGACCTGCATTGTAAGCAGCGGCAGCGGCTTGTGTGTTGCCACCAAACTTTTTTAGCATGGCTTGATAGTATTCTCGACCCACACGATTGTATTCTTCGGGTGTTTGTGCAGCCGCTGGTTTGATGCCATATCCTGGTTGTGCTGCTGTTGACGGCATTACTTGTCCAGCAAACATAGCACCCTTGGGACTGACAACAGGTTGTCCGTTTGGCAAATAATCTCTATTGCCACTTTCCACCTGCAACATACGATTGTATGTGGCATCGCCAGGAGCAGTGAGTGTGGGTGTGTTGGGATTTATGGGACTCAATGCTTCGGGCGTGCCCTTAATTGTAACTTCTTGTGTGCCGTCTGGATTGAATACAGTGGTTTGTTTTACCGGCTGATTGGCTGCTTCACGACGTCTGCGTTCTTCTTCAGACTCGTATTCACCAATCACATTGCCCATTTGATCCATTTCGTAAGCCATATTAGAACCCTTTCATAACACGGGTTATATCACCACCATCAAAACCAAACTTACTACCTGTTTGGGTGCCACCAATTGTGCCACGGAAGTCAGGATTGTAACTGGCACTAGGTGTGCCAAAGATCACTGACGCATACTGGTTATACAACTGCTGTGGTGTCATTGATGCCGACACTTGCTGACCAGCAGCACCCAGGGCTTGACCAATGCCGCCTTGACCCAGTCCTGCCAGAGTTGATGCAGCACCCATGCGCTGACCAGCCACTTGTGCCTGTATGTCTGCGGCTGTTTTGGCTTGTAAGGCAGCATTAGATCCGGCCAGTTGTTGTCCTGCTAGTGCTTGACGAGCTGAACCTAGATTGCCTGCGCCACCAAACTGTGCCTGTTGCTGTGCCAAGTTCTGTTGATACTGTGCTTGTGCAGGAGCCAATGCTGACTGAATCTGATTGCGTTCATAGTCAGGAGTGAATAGGCTTTGCAAGCCACTGATGCCTGTACGCAAGGCTGATTCACCTGTTTCACCCAGACTTTGCTGTGCTTGTTGTGCTGTGCCAGCAAGGTTTTGTGCAGCATTGGTAACTCCGCCTATGTTTTGATTGTAAACATCAGTGGCACCTGTTACAGCACCTGTGTAGGTGGGCGCAATAGTTCCTGTAAAGAAATCTGTCTGTGCTTTGATCTGGGCCTTTTGCTCTTCGGTGAGCGTGGGCGTTGTTGTTGAACTTGATTTTCCGAAACTCATGGTGTGTTTCCTTCTGATATAATATTTAGTGCTATCACGTTTTTAGCCCCAAATCACGGCTGATCCACTGTGGGATTCAGTATGGCATCAACCTGTCGTTGTATTGCGTAGTATGTTTCATAATCACCAGCGGCAGCCGCTGCCTGTTGACGATTGAACCAGTTGGCGCCCAGTTGTCTGGTGACTTCAGCATAGCGTTGATCTGTTGAGACAGAACCCATTGTAGTAGGTGCGACTGGTCCTGTTGCTGTAATAGTGGGCAACTGATACACATTGTTGGCATTGGGTGTGATCATGCTGGCAGGATTGTATGCTTCGAATCTTGTGGCAGGTGCCACAGTTTCTTGACGTATGGGACGACCAGCAATCAGGTCAGCAATTTGTGCTTGTGTAAGCGGTCGAGCCAACTGCTGTAGTCCATATGGAGTGTCTGCACCAGGTGCTTGATTGTACGCTTGTGCGTTGAATGTGGGTCCTTCCTGATAGCCTTTCATTCCGTAGTTGAACTTGCTTTGTGCAGGATCTGTTGTGCGATAGAACGGTGTGGGTGCTATCAAGCCAGGATTTAGGCCACCTCTTGTGAGTGTTCTCTTGATGCTGGTAGCTCCTGTTGCCGCTGTGGCTCCTGTTGTGCCCGTAGCACCTGTTGTGCCTGTGGCACCTGTAGCTGCTGTAGCACCTGTAGATCCAGAACTACCACTAGCGCCTGAACTACCTGATGCTCCGCTGGCCCCTGACGCTCCTGATGCTCCGCTGGCCCCTGATGCGCCAGATGCTCCTGACGCTCCACTTGTGCCGCTTGCGCCTGAAGCTGCTCCTGATGCTCCGCTTGCTGCGCCACTTGCACCTGAAGCTGCTCCGCTTGCGCCGCTTGCCGCGCCACTTGCACCTGAAGCTGCTCCGCTTGCTGCGCCTGTTGCTCCTGAAGCCGCACCTGTTGCTCCTGACGCAGCACCTGTTGTGCCTGTGCCAGTTGCTCCTACTACACCAGTTGCTCCTGTTGTTGCGCCTGTAGCGCCTGTGCCAGTTGCTCCTGTGCCTGTGGCACCTACACCAGTTGCTCCTGTGCCTGTGGCACCTACACCAGTTGCTCCTGTTGCTGCTCCTGTGGCGCCCGAAGCAGCGCCTGTTGCGCCTGAAGCAGCTGATGTTGCTCCTGTGGCTGCGCCAGTGGCTGCTCCTGTTGAGCCAGTGGCTGCTCCTGTTGCTCCATCTGGCACAACTGGTCCTATAATGCCTGTTGCTGCGCCTGTTGCTCCTGAAGCAGCACCTGAAGCAGCGCCTGTTGCGCCTGTTGCTGCTCCTGTTGCTCCTGTTGCAGCTGAAGTTGCGCCCGAAGCAGCACCTGTGACCAATTTTAGTGCAGCATCAATGTCTGCTTGACTCACACCATATGTGCCCATGGCTTCTGCAATTTGTTGCGGTGTAGGATTGCCAGCCATGAATGCTCTAATACTATCATAGTAAGCGTCCATGCCTTGATTGTTTCTAGCGTATGTTGCGCCAGGACTGTCAGTACCAGTTGGTCCTGAAGCAGCACTGGATGCTCCCACAGCACTGGATGCTCCCACAGCACTGGATGCTCCTGTTTCACCACCACCACCGCCATCTGGAACAACTACGCCACCTGGTGGTGTGTATGTGCCACCTTCTGTTCTTACCGTTGTTCCATCATCTAATACAACATTAGTATCTCTTTCACGCTTGGCTGTAACGATAATCGTAGCAACTTCTTGTTCTAATGAAGGATCAGCAGCTTGAGTTCTTAACGCATCAAATTGAGCATCAGATACGTTTTGTCCTGTAGCCCGGTTAAACGCATCTGCAGTAATACTTTTATCTTTTAATAGGTCTACACTTGTAACCGCAGCTTGTGCTGCTTGATCAGGTGTTAGTCCTGATGTGGGCTTCCATAATGCTGCCAAGGCAATTGCTAATCCATGCACTACTACGTCAGCCAAAAATACTAACGGAGCAAATGCTACCTGTACGCCGGGTTGACTGTTGATCTGATCAATTTTGGTAGAGAAGTCAGCCACTGTGTCCAATTGAGCTTGTGTGTAATCGCTGTTGGCTGCGTCTGTAAAGTCTGTATTAACCAGGTCATCAGGAGTTACTGGTCCAGTCACAACGTTATTGTTGTTGCCACTACCTGGGATGGTCACAAGATTACCATTTACACCATTGTTGATGCTGCCACTTAAATTATCTACGTAGTTATTGACCAGGGTTGAATCGCCGGGTATAACACTTGCGGCAGCATCTCGTTGTGCTTGTAAATCAGCAGCTCTTTGAGCATCAGCCTGTCGTTGCCATTCTCTTTGATTGGCTTCATTGGCCAATCTATCTCTTTCGTCTGCTTGTCGTTGCCATTCTGCTTGATTGGCTTCATTGGCCAATCTATCTCTTTCGTCTGCTTGTCTTTGCCATTCAGCGGCTTGTGCATCTGCTTGTTGTTGTGCTAATGCATCTGCTTGTTGTTGTGCTAATGCATCTGCTTGTTGTTGTGCTAATGCGTCTGCTTGTTGTTGTGCTAATATGTCTGCGGCACTTGGGCCTGTGTCTACTGGTGTGTCATCTACTGGAACTACTGGACCTGTCAAATCAGGTGGTGTCATATCTGTTGGGGGTAAAGGTAGTTGATTAATTACTTGACCACCTGTGTCTCCACCTAATCCACCACCTGTGTCTCCACCTAATCCACCACCTGTGTCTCCACCATAGTCGCCACCACCATAGTCGCCACCACCATAGTCGCCGCCACCATAATCATATTCATATTCAAAGCCGCCATCGCCGCCATCACGATTGACAAAACCCCATGAGTCGTCTCCAAAAGCATACTCTATTAGGCCTGTTCGAGGATTGATTTTGCCGGAACCGCCCATGCGTTTTAACATAGCAGCTTCGCGAGGATTGATGTGTGCTATCATGGTGTCGCCATTGCGTCCCATTCTAGCCAGTTGGGCCAGTTGCTGCGGTGATATTGGTTGTAATTTATTTGGCATGTTTTACCTTGTTGTATATTTACTGCTTGACCACTTGAGTAGTCATGCTACGTAGGCCTGTTTCACATTGTGTAACTTGTAAATCGCCGCCTGTCTGTTCAAATTTAAAACTCAATATGTACCAATAGTATCCTGGACTAATGTCTGTGTCTGGGAATGTGCTGAATATAGATTCCAATGGCGACAAACTGCCAGTGCCTGTGAGACCTGGATATTGATATTGTCTAAAAGCCACTGTCTCATCAAAATTAAAAAGAAATCCTGGATTTACTGGATCTGAATTGGGAAAGCCTTTGTATCGGTCAATAAACACTGACACTGTGAGATCACTTGACACAGTGGCAGTATAACTGATTATGGCATTTATTTGTGAACTAATGAACACTCGATCAGTGCCGCCAGTGATCACAACTTTTACATTGCAGTCAGTGCTTTCATCTTGTGCCATGCTTGACAATGATGCAGTGCCGCCTGTGCTTGGTGGTTGAATTGGAAAAAACTCACCTGCTGAACGCACAATAACTGAAGTTGTGGTACATGACACCACACCAATTCTAGTATACGTGTCGTTGTAATAGGGATCAGCCACACCCGAAAAGGTCACCCCTTGACCAGGCACAAATGGTGGTGGCACCTGTGCGGCTGCAAATGTATATTCAAAAGTATCGCCAGACAATTGAGCAGCAGTGGCCAGATTGATAGGTGCAACATATAGACTGGCAGGAATGGTGCTGCTGTAAGGTAATCGAAAATTTCCTGTAATATACCCTGTGGCAAAACTACTAAACCCGCCAAAGTCTTGACCAAGACCACTGGGACCACTCAAGAGATTGTTTACTGCATCTATAACACCTGATGTGTCTGATGATTCTACAGGATAACTGGCCATTATCTGTCGTCCTCAACTTGTGTGATTTGCCATGTGGTAGCTGTACACATCCAGATGTCATTGTTTGAAGTGTTGCTTAATTTTATGGAATTCACACGAAATGCATTTTGGTTGATCTGTGCCCAGGGATTCTGGTTGTATGATCCATCAGCGTCAATAGGTATTGTTACTGCAATAATGCCACCATTTCTATCTGATGGGGCTGAACCTAATGAGTTGGCACCTTCTATTGTGACAGTGATATTGCCTTTGTGAGTGCTGGTTGCAGGATCCACAGGCAATTCATCATCGCCGCTGTCAGGAGCCGCACCCAGGTTTACTACACTGGGCAAGATACGATGCACCATGAGTTTGCCAGAATAGTCTTTGAGCAGTCGGATATTGTCTCTGCGGAATATGCTTTCAATGGCTTCATCATCATACCAGGCAAAGCCTTGATCTTTTTGTATCAACTGCTGATCCTCCACACCACGAGCATACACCACTGTTCTTGAAGCCAGACTAGGCTCATAATTGGGCAGGCTGGAGTCTGCTATGGTGGCCCAGATGGGAGATTCACAAGCCATGGTGGCTGAATAAACTTCTCTTGGTGAGTTCCAGCAGTCAATGTCATATCTATAACTCAACATGCGATTGGGCACACCATTCACAATGGGATTGGTTGCTGTGGCATATTGTGGTTTGGTTGTGTAGTAAATTTCTATTTGATTTTTTTGACTGTTCACTTCCATGTACACACGATCATAGTAGTCTTGATCCAATTGGTCATAGAACCAGTTTTTCACACGTTGATTGCCAATGCCAGTAAAGTCATTGCCATCAAACACCCAGATATCTCTAGCATCAATGCCATACACCAGTTTGTCTGTGTTGGCCCAGCAGTTAGAACTCAATAGGCCACGACCCTGATTGAACAGTCGCACACCCAGGATAGGCGCTGATGTTGTGGAGTAGTTTAAGGGTGAGAACACCACTGTGTCCCAGTAGCTACACAGGAAGAATTGACCATTACAAGGAAAACCGTCCAGGGCAGGTCCACGAAGCGGAACTTCCAGCTGATTGGCCACATTGGTTATGGTTGGCGCCCAAGTTAATGGTGCTTGGTCAAGACCAAATGCCTGACTCCATTGCACAGTGGTTCCGTAGTTTTGTAAACTACTGTCGTCTTCTAACGCAGTGAGATTGCCTGCAATCAAGATTGAGCCCACATTGGGTGTGCTATACAAGCGCATGAAGTTGGCTGTGTAACTCTGCCATGAAGTGTTTACATTCCAGTTGTATTGAGGTCTGACTTGGCCTCCTCCAGGATAGGCTGCAGCCGGCACTGCTAGATATATCAAACTACTGGTGGTGCACGAAACCACTTCAAATGATCCATCATAGTAGGTGCCTACGTCTACAATTTCTATCCGATCACCTGTGGTATAAGGCGCTGTGGTTTGTGTGGCAAATGTCATGAGTTGTGTGGTGGGCGAATTGTACGCAATACTGGCAATGTCAATAGGCAAGGTATTTGAATACATGATCAGTCTTGGATCACCAGGCGTGTCGGGCAAGAACATGGGCGGATTTAGTGTGTCATTGAAAAATACCACTTGTCCATTCCAAGATTCAGTGATGTTGGTATTCTGCTGGTAGCCTGAAAACGGCACAGCAGGATTGGGATTAATATTGTGCCAGTAGTCATCTGTGCCATCACTGGCCCACCAGTAGCCTTCTGTTGTGGCCACAATAAACCAAAACACTTGTCCGTTGCCTCTAAATCCGCCTGTGACAAAGGTTGGTGTGCCTGGTACAGTGGCCAAGATGGCTTGATCGCCTGCCATGCTACGAACACCACGTGCATCTGTTTCTACATTGATGCCGTCGTTGTATTCATTGGGTTGCAGTGCGCCACTGGGCACATCTGGAGTAAAGCTCATCTTGGCAAATGGAACATTTACTTCTTGATATGCTGAATTTATATTTGCCATTGTTTTCCTATTATGTTGCTGATGAGACTGCTGGATTACTATCAAAATGCATCAACAAGTTGGTTATAGTGTCCACTGTAAACGGAGCAGTTGGCACCACATAACTGGTATACTGATCATCGTATCTCCAACCAGAACTTGCACATAGTTCATCTACCCAGCCCAGTAAAGGCTCTGTTCCTGCAGTGTTTGGAGGATTTAAAGGATAAAACAAAGCACTATTTGCAATGCTTATGCCAGTGTCAGATCCAGATATTGGCACTCCAACAGACGGAAAATTAAATCCCAATGCTGTGGTGCCGGTAGGACTTGGTAATGTTTGTAGTCTACGTCCGTCGGCCCAGAAACTGATGATTCCGGTATAATCGCCAGTGCCAGGGTATTTGTATTTTCTTTGTGCGGCAAAATGCACCCATCGATTTCTTGGCCAGGTATACTCGGCATATTCACAAGCCGCTCTACCTCTTGGAAATATGCCTAAATAGTTCATACCAGTGGTGCCTGCTTCATAGCCTAATCTAATGCCCAAACCGCCACCTGTGGTAATTGGAGGCGGCGTCGGAGTGGCTGAAGTAGATTCATTGTTCACACAAACAACAGCAGTGTCAGTGCTGGATCTACCGCTGGGTATCCATAACCAACCTTCAATGCAAAAATCAGTATTTTCACTGTGTGGCCATAAATCAAGTCTTTCCACAGGAGGATCGCCTACAAACCAACTGACCATGCTGTTGGGTGATGTGGCATTTAAACTGGCAACACCAAATTGTGATTTTGCTGTAGAAACACCAGCACCATTAACATTGTCAAAAGTAATTGTGCTGTTGGTGGCAGCGGCTGTGGTTCTACGTTGAGTGCTCCACACTGCTGAATCCCAGGCTGTTCTTGCGGCTCCTAACATTATACAAACTCCGGTGACACAGTGGTTAGATACAGAGTGCTGCCTGTGGCATTACCCAGTGATTTCATTGCTGTGATACTGACCATTGTAACTGAATTGGCAGTTGTGCCTACAGTTGTGGCATTTCCAACATATTTGATTGACGCATTACCTGTTGGCATGGTCACAGTGTAAGGAGTTGCACCTTGCTGAATGATTAAAGTAACTGTGTCTGTCTGTAGGTCATTGTTGGTGCCATCATTGGCCACACTCACAAAGTTTTGGTAATCTCCAATGGTGACATTGGCAGTGGGAGATATAAACTGCACCTGTGCGTTGTTCTTGTCAATGTTCACTGTGCCTGAAGTGTTGGCAATGTGTTGATATTCATTGTAACTGCGTAGTGATCCCAGTTTGATCTGTGCCACATCATCAGCGTTGTAGAAAGCATAGTATCCAGGTGCTGACCTGGCCACATTGTTGACTGAAATGCCTGTGGTGCTTAAAGTGGTGTTGCTGCCGTGATACATGCCATACACATTGCCTGTGACCGTTCCACTCATCAGGTTCAGTTGTGATGCAAATCCCATGTAATTGGTCACTGTGCCACCGTTGTTCACAGCAGGTATCATGCCATAAGCATGGGTTACTGTGGATCCTGCAGCAGGTGTAATAAAACCACCATTAAGCACTGCCTGACTTACGGAGGTGTTGCCCAGGAAGTATGGTGATGCATTGCCCACATCAAGGTTGGGTTGCAAAGCAGCCACACTAAAAGTTGATCCTGCGGTCAAAGTTAAATTTATGGTGTTGGCAGCGGCACCGCCACCAATACGCAGTCGTGCTGCCACAGCTTGTTGACGGAAAGCGCCGCCTGTGACATTGCCTGTCAAACTAACCTGTGTGTCTGAAGCAAACAATTGCATGGCATTGTTGGCAGTGGCTGACCTTGTTACACTGTCATTCACATACAGTCGATGTTGAACAGCAGAGTGTGCATTGTTGCCGTTGAATCCTGTGCCAATCAACACACGACCGCGTTGGGCAGTTGTGGCATCTCCACCATCTGGAGCAAACAGCATGTCTGTAGCAATGTTTTTGCCGGACATCACAATGTTGCCTGTTGAACCGTTGTTGGCAGTGCCCACAATAGTTTGCTGTGTGCTAGTTAGGTTGGCTGTGGCCACAAGATTGGCACCCGTGATGTTGCCAGTGGCAGTGATCAGGCCAGGTGTGATTAGATTGCCACCTGTGATGTTGCCACTGGCTGATATTGAACTTACTGGACTGATATTGCCCTGTACTGAAAGATCAGTGCCAACAAACAAGGTGGCTTGCACTGAAAGATTGTGTTCTGGATTGGCATTGCCTATGCCCACATTGCCGGTGTTTAGAAACACCATTTGAGCAGCACCAGCAGTAAATCGCATGTTACCCACAAGCCCTGTGCCTGCCGCAGTGGCTTCAAAATTCATTCTATTGCCAAACATCTGTATGCGGCCAAATGCTGAATTACCAACATCAGCACCGTTGGCAAACAGGTTGAGTTGACTGCTGAAAGCAGTGTTGCTGGTGGTGTGATTTGGCCCTGGTATGGCAGTAAGGCTGGTGGCAGCACTATTGCCTGTGGCGGTGGTCTGAAACGCAGTGCGTCCTGACGCAGTGCCTGTGGTAAAATCTCCATAATAGCGACCATTAACAGGCACTATGACATTTCCTCCTGACACATTGCCGGTGACTGCCAGGGCATTTGAAGTTTTGTCAAACGTCAAGCCAGCAGTGCCATTCAATAAGTTATTGTCATTAAACTGAACTTGTGTGTTTGCACCACCTGCTACAACATTGCCAGCAATATTTCCAATAAAGTTTGGTGCTGTGATGTTGCCTATGCTGGTTATGGTGCCGTTGTTATTGATGTTGCCACTGGTAATATTACCTGACACACTTACACTGGTGAGTATGCCAACTGAAGTAATGTTGGCTTGTGCTGCATCTGTTACTGTGTTTGCTGTGATCGCAGTTGTTGCTGATCCTGCTGTGGTAGCATAGGCAGCGTTGGCCACAGTGCCTGTTACATTTGCACCAGCAACTGAATTGGCTATGTTTGCGTAGTTGGCTTGAACAGCGTCAGTAGCATACGTGGCAGAATTAGCATTAAGTGCGTAGGTAGCATTGGCCACAGTGCCTGTTACATTTGCACCTGTAAGACTTGACAAGCCTAACCCGTTGCCGTTAATGTTGGCACCTGTGATATTGCCAACAACTGCTACTGCATTAGATGTTTTGTCAAAGGTAAATCCTGCTGTGCCATTGGTAACGCCAGCATCATTAAATTGCACTTGGGTGTTGGCACCAGCGGCTGCAGTAGCAACACCAGTTAGTTGGCTACCATTACCTATAAAATAACTTGCTGTGATATTGCCAACAGCACTGATATTGGCCAAACTGTTGACATTACCACCTGTGATGTTACCACTTGCACTCAATGCTGTGAGTATGCCAACACTGGTAATGTTGGCTTGTGCGTTAGCAGTAACAAATTGTGCCAGATTAGCCGTTCCAGCCGAACCTGCTGTGGTTGCAAAAGTGGCATTAGCCACATTGCCTGTAACATTGGCACCTGTTATGCTTGTGAGTGCTGAACCATTGCCAATAAAATATGCAGCAGCAACATTGCCCACCACACTTGTATTGCCTGGTATTAAAGTGTTGCCAGCGGCATCCAACAGTGTTAGAGAACGTAATAAAGTTGTAAATGGGCCACTGATACCGCCAGTGTATTGGCGAACATAAATTGGTTCTGTGCCGGCATCTGCTGTGGCAATTTCAACAAATCCATCGTCTACAATGCCACCTACTAAAATTCTAAATGTGTCATCAGTGGCCATTCGTGCTGTCAACACAGCCACATTGGCGCCAGCAGCAACTTCTGAAAATACATTGCCTACCAATAGGCCTGTGCCTGATGTGACAACATTGCCACCTGTGATATTGCCTGTAACAGCAAGCGCACTGGTAGCTGAATTGAATGTAAAGTCTGAATCAGCACCCAGCACACCTGCATTGTTGAATTGTACTTGTGTGTTGCTGCCTGCGGCTGCAATATTGCCCACAATGTTGGCTGCGTTGACATTGCCAATAAAGTATGCTGCTGTGACATTGCCAGTGGCTGAAATGTTGCCAATGGTGTTGCCACCATCTGTGCCCACTGCCAACAAGCTCACAACATTGGCATTGCCATAGGCCTGTTGTGGATTGATTGCGCCTGAACCCGAATACAGCGTGGTAAAGTTTTGGCTGGCCACATTGGCATTGCCTGGTGTTGATGAATATAAACTTGTTGAACTTGGCATCAGTAGTCCTTATTTGATGTTGTATTGGCGATACTGTCGTGGTTGCCATACTGACGTAAAGCGGGTGTGTCCACCAGACCACTTGCCTTTGTTGTTTTGATCTTCCACTTGATCCCAGGCATTGTCAAACTTGGCCTTAAAGTTGGCAGCGTCTTCGGCATTGTGACGCTTGAGGTAGTATTCCATTAGTGTGGCATACACATAGCCTTCTGGCCATGTTTGTAGCACAGCATTTGACTGCACTGTTTGATTGGTTATGCTCACATTAGTAACTGTGCCTGCTGTGGGCGTGGTGCCTCCAGTGGCTGTGAATGTGATACTTGTGTTGCCAGGGATAGTGGCCACAGTGTAAACACCTGCTCCGCCACCTAGACTGCCTGTGCCTGCTGTGGCCACAATTTGATCACCCACAGTTAATCCTGTTGTGGTGCTCATGCCTGTAATGGTAGCTGTCCAGGGACCTGCACCAGAGATTGAACCCACTGTGCCTGTTGTAGAAATCACAGTGTCATCTGCAGGAGCAAACAACAAGGGCCAGGCCTTGTAGTAGTACAGGTTAATTTCAGCGCCAGCACCAACCCAGGGCAGGAAGTGATACTTGTCAGCCACTTCTGAAAACTTGCCACGGATCACTGCCGGCACATTCACAGGTGAAAGATACAACTGCGCAATCATGCCTTGTGTGATGATGTCTCTGTCGCCAATGCGATCATACACAATCCACGGACCTGTTTGAGTGGGAGTAGAGCCAGATTGATTAAAGAACAATATGGGTTTGTTCATGTCTGCTGGGATAGGAACATAACCATTTGAATCTGCAACACCAATATTTTCTGCAGCGTAAGGATCACTCCGCAAGGCCGGCAGCTCAACGTTACGCATGGTGAGTTCTGCTAGAAAGATACACTGCTTGATTTCAGTATCATTGGTACTACCAGTAAAGTCTTGGATATAGTCAACTAGATCATCACCTGTGGGAATTACAAACATTTTTAATGTCCTTTAAAGAATCGTTGTTGTCCTGCCTTGGTAGGATATGGCACATCAATTGGAATTGGTAGCTTGCCACCTGGATAACACACGTACTGGTTGTATTCTCTTTCTACAACTCTATAGAACTGTGCTTTTAACACACGATCATGCTTGATGGCTGCCCAGGGCATGCCACCAAAATACTGATCACTGATACGGATGCTCACAACATTGGGCAAGTCCATCCATTTGTAGGTGAGTTTGCCATCATCGCCAATGGGTGCCAAGGGGTCATTGTGTCCTGCTTCCACTGCTTTGCGATAGGCCTGACAACGACGTGCCACTGCTTCGGCATTCTTTTGTTCTCGCTTGATGTAGAACTTGCCATCTTCACGACCAGTAGTGGTTATGATGTTTTGGCTGCCGCTTAAACTGGTTCGTTGCCAATCGCCTTTCATGGCATTGTATAACTTGTCGTTTTTTAGCAGGGCATCTGCTACACCATTGTGGCTGGTTACTATGCCACCATGGTCTTGACGCCAGTAGTCCATGTTGCGTTCTGGATCCGCATCGTTTAGGTATTCGGGTTTATTTTGATCATCACTCATACAAGTATTTAGTGCCTCCTAGAAATACAGGGGTGAACTCAAGACAAAAGGGCCGAAGCCCTTTTGTGTGGTATCACTCGACGAGTGATTATACGTAGCTGTCGCCTGCGCCAAAGTTCACACGCTGTACGAATGTGCTTGAACGCGGTGCTGTTACAGCAGCGCCTGTTGCAGAGATGTTGTGTAACACACCAACTCCGGCTGGGTTACGCACAATTAGTGTGCCTTCCATCAGGAACTGGTCCAGACTGGCGTCGGCGTTGCTAAAAACTTCATTATTAGGTCCTAGGTCACGCAGGGAGCCCCACTGAACCACATCTTCGTTCAAGAAGTAGATCTGATCGCTTACACCTGCAGAGTCCATGATCCATGAATCATAGATTTCATATGTGTAATTGAAGTCGCCTTCATAAGTTTGGATTGTGTCACCACGCTCAACGTTACGACGGTTGATAGAAGTGTTGCTGTTCACAATGTTGTCGGAGATCATTGTGCGCAAGGAAGTTGGAACTACCATTGTGCGGATCTTGGCATTGTAGCGTTGTTCAGCAGTTGTTACCAATTGCTTGTATAACACAGGCTGGAACAATTGGTTGGTAAATGTGCCAGTGTAGAATTCAGTGCCATTGGCGCTGATGTTTAGATTACCAACGTTGGCAGCTGTGGTGTCAGCACTTGCACTTGTGGTGTTTGTGGTGATGTTGGCATTGGCAGCACTGGTTGGGTTGAACGAATGAGTTCCAGCAAAGCTGTTCAGACTACCCATACGACGACCTTCTGTCTGATCAGTAGCAGGGCTAATGGCAGTTCCAGCTTGTCCAGAGTATTGTGTGCCGATTTGGTCAGCGCGAACCAGTTGCATCTCAACGTCGAACATGAGTTCAATCAGCTGTTTTACTTCTTGGTATGCTTGTGGGTCTCCACCAGCCTGCATCACAGCACGAGCTGTTCCGGACGCAGCAATTGTGGTCTGGAAAATCTGTGTGTAGTTGCCTAGGTTGTAGCGTGAATTAGATTCAGCGTTGGCTGTGGATACAGCAGCACCTTCTTGCACAGCTTGAGCAGCTGGCAGTCGATAGATGTCATCAGTCCACAAAGGTAGCGTGGAGTTGACCTTGCGCTTTTTGCTCATACACATGTTTAGAACAGGTGTATCGTCTTTTACACGATTGGATACGTCTAGATCCAGATCCTTGACAACGATGTCCGAGCCGTATGCTGTAGTACCGTTACCAATTTGACTTGTTGTAATTTCTGCCATTTTATTCTCCTTGAATGTTG